GCCATCAAGCTCGTGCCGCAGCGCCAGACGCGGAAAGAGATCGATACCGAGAAGGAAGCCTTGCTGTCATACTTGCGAAAATCCGGTGCTCCCCCTGCGCAGATCGAGGAGGTCGCCCGGCGTGGGAGCATGCGATGACAGACTTCGTGTTGCAGGCGCTGGCCAATCCTGCCAGCCATGTGCTGACACTCGTGATGGGTGCCGGGCTGTACCATGTCTTCGTCGCCGCGCCAGAAAGGCGACGCAATGACGAACTCCAAGAACGGATTTATCGAATCTTCGATCTCCAGGAGCAGGCCCTGGATAGAATTGGTCGTCCTCACTGAATTGTTAGCGAAGGAATTGGCGCATGTCCTCGTACCTGACCGCCCTGATGGAAACGGCGAGAGACCTCCGGCGCGTCAAGACTGACCGTCGCTTCTTCTGGCTCTGTCTCGGCATCTTGGCGACCCAGGCGATGGTGGTCATGGGCGGAATCCAGGCACGGATGTTGACGGTGCGGATGGCGAACCTCGAAACGACGCGTGTCCGCGCGCACGATAAGACGCACGCTGTCGCGATCACGCCGAAGGCCATCATCTTCAAGGTGCGCGGGTACCCGAGTTTCCGCTTGTCGATCCGGAAACGGGGAAACCGACTGGAACTCTACGTCCGGGATACGGTTGCGCCCAAGCAGGCGAAACGCTAAAAGCGAAACAGTCCGATTGAGCCAAGGAGATACCAATGCCGATCGCAAAAGCGCCGTACGATGTAGACACAATCTTCGAGGAGGAAATTTCGAATCAGGATCAGGGCAAGACTGGTTCGGGTCCTCTGAATCCTGCCTTTATCAAAAAGGGTCCGGCTGCCAGTCATCAGGCCGGAAATCCCACGAGTGGCGGGGGCATCAACCGTCCAACAAAGGGCCGTTCCTAGTGGGTAGTACCCATCATCCCACCGTCCCCGGTGGTTCTGACGTTGGGCGGAACCAGGCTCCCAAACGGGAGACGGATGCGACCGACGTGCGGGGCGGTACCTACCGCGACCCCGAGAGCATGCGGGTGCTCCCAGGTGGGGCTGCCACGACCCGATGCAAGGGGCCATCGACCATGGCGCCCGACGACAAGAATGGCCCCGCGCCGCGTGATCGCTCGAATCGGAGCGCCTAATGGCCCGCAAGACCGAGGCGGCCAAACTCGGGATGTCGCATCAGCGATCGGCCAAGCAGGTCATCCGTCGTGAGCACTCCACGCAAAAGTACGCCGCGGGGCAGAAATCTGCGGGTGGTGGTGGCGGAGGCTCCCTCGAAAGTCCCCACTGGAGTTCGTCCCATGGGTGAGAAGGTGCTCTACGGGTTCCTCTTCGGGATCGGCTTCGCATGCGCGCAACTGCTGATCGGATTGGTGCGGTAATGCCTGCGGTCAGCAAGCGACAGCAACGCTTTATGGCCATGGCGGAGCATGAGCCTGGGAAACTGCGCGGCAAGAAACCGAAGATGTCCAAGTCGCAGATGCACGACTTTGCTGCGACCCCTCGGAAGGGTCTTCCGATGAAAAAGGGTGCGACCCGGTACAGGAGCAACTGATGGCAGTCTTTCGACACGGCGCGGTCACGGGCAAGTCGTCCAAGGTCCAGAATATGGGCAGCAAAAAGCCGAAGATGCCCACGATGGCCAAAATGAGCAGCAAGGTCCCGAATGTGGGCGGCCGCCGTGGAGCGGCCGCAGCGCCGAAGCGCCCACGGAGGCCGTTTTGATGGCCTCCATCACGCGCGTCCCCCGGATCAAGACTGGCCCCGAGCCGACGTACGATCGGACCCGTAGCGCCCCCGGGCGCACCGTCCCCTCCCGTACGCAGGTCCCCCGCCCCGTGACGCCAGGCGTCCCGAAGACGGGGGTCAGTGCCCCGGGGCGAAAGGTGTACTGAGATGGCGGACCGTCGCGCGATTCGGGAACAGGAAATGGGCTATGCGGACCGCATGGGCCGCGAGATGAAGTCCAACATGGACAGCCAGGTGAAGCGGACCGAGATTCCCGGTGGTGGTGGGGGTGTCGTTGGCGGGGCGGGCATCGATGGTCGGCGCGAGGTTCATGGCTTCATGGTGGAGCGCGGGAAGCCGGTTCCACCCACCGTCAAGCAGATGATGAAGAAGCGCCTCCGCGGCGGGTGAAATGGATCGTCGGGCGTGCGTCTGGGTTCGCCTGCTGTACGCCGGTCTTCTCGCGTGGGCCGTCGTGGTGGCATCGGACTTTGCAGCGCAGAACCGTTATGGTGTCGTCATGATTCTCGGCGCCAAGGGATTGGCGCTGATGCACGACTCGCGTCGAAACGAGTTCTTCCTGGTCCCCTTACCTGAGCCAGAGAAGGCGGATAAGATGCTCCGCGAACCTTCGATGGAGAATCCCAAGCGGGAGTTGTGATGGCAAATACTTTCCTAGATTTTGTCTACCGCATAGATACTGTGTTTACGACGGCGTCCCCGGGAAGCGACAAGTCTGGGGATGTGATTCCCGCACTCGCGTTTGATTCCGGGTATTACTCCTTCGATGTCGTCCGCTGGGTGGCCCCGGTCGGCACCGCCGTGATCACTGATCCGGCCGGCAATACGATCTGGGAGGCCACGGCGCAGGGAGCGACCATCGATATCGAGTCTCGCGCGCCCATGCGCGCGCCGGGGTTCCGGGTGCCGACGCTCGGCGGGGGTCGGCTGTACCTCTACCACAGCGTTGCGCTGGATGGGCGATGACGTGCTCTCGCTTGGTCCGCCCGCTCACTCGCTGCTGACCCAAGTCGTCGCGCATTCGCTCGTTGAGCCGACGCGCCCGAGCTTTGTCTCGGGGCATCCCGACTCCCGACTCTTCGGGCTGGTCATGCAGGCGATGTGCGCGCTCTCGAAGGTGCTGGATCATCTGGCGATGGGCATGCACACCGAGTACGTCATGAAGACCCAGGAGCTGGAAGACGAAGAGCGGCGTCTCGGGATCGGTAGTCACCGCGAGCTGGAGTAGCGGATGGCGCTTGTCACCATCCACGACCCCTTCGGCTTCGTTGTCGAAGGCAAGGGCTTACTGGTTGAAGCGCGCTATGACGGGGCCACTGGCCCCGGGGACCAGCCGACGCACATCGGATGGGCGCATTCAAGGGATGGCGCGGTGGTGGTCCTCACCGACCCGGTCTGGAAAATCTGCCGCATCGTCTACTCCGGGGACAACTTCGTGCGGAAGCTGTGGGCTGATGGAAACACGAAGTTCGACAACGTGATGGCGGACTATCTGACCCTCGATTACAAGTCCCCGGTGTAACTGATGGCCAAGCTGCGCATCAACCCGGTCACGGGGGACCTGGACCTTGTTGGTGACGATAGCGGGGGCGGGGGCGTCACCGATCATGGTGCGCTCACCGGGCTGCTCGATGATGACCATCCGCAGTATCTCCTGCTAGCCGGTCGTACCGGCGCGACGAACAATCCGCTGCTCTCGCTCGATGGGCTCGGCATCATCACGGGGACGGCGTCGACAGCGGTGCCGGGCGGCCTCTCGCTTCACACGTCGAGCGGGCCGGACTGGAATCTCGACATCCTCCTTGTGAATGAGCACAAGACGACACTCAAAGGTGTCGGCGGTGCGCTGATCTTCGGGAATCAAAGCTTCGCCGTCGATGGATCGACCTCGGCCCCACTCATCTTTGGACTTGCAATTGGCTCGCCGTTTTCGACGTGGACCGTCGTGGACGATACCATTTCGCTCGGAATCAACGTTCTGACGCACTCGCCTCTCATTCGCAATCCCGCAGGCGTAGCGATGAACCTTGGTGCGGGGAGCCTGCTCCAAACTTTTCCAACCTACCTTGCGGACGGTGCAGCTTGTACGTTTGTCAACTGGCAATCGGTCGACGCCATTCCGATCTTGAGCACGGCGGGAGGTGGCGCGCTCTCAGGCCAGTACCTCGGGATAGATACCGGCTTCGACGCGGACAGCGGCGTCACGCTCACGGACATGGCGTTCGGCTACCGCTATCTTCCACGCGGGCGCTTCACGAGCAGTGTCGGGTCCGTCCCTGCCGACGCAGCCTTCGTCGTCAACGACGATCAGGTGAACGTCGCCCCCGGTGGCATCCATGCGAGCCTGCTTTCGCAAGGCGTGCTGCGGACGCTCATGCACCGCGGGCCGGGTGTCTTCGGAGCCCCGAACTTTGCGACGAGCGCCAGCGTTGCGCTCGAAGTCCAGTCTGCGACGCAGGACTTTCTCCCCTCCCGCCTGACGAATGCGGAAGAAGCCGCCCTGGTTGCGCCGGTGGACGGCATGATCCACTACAGCGCCACCGACGCCGTGCATCGCTTCCGCCAAGCGGGCGCGTGGGTGGACGTGCCCGGCACCGGCGGCGGCACCGTCACGTCGGTCGCGGGGGGCATCGCGATCACGGGCACGCCCGACCCGATCGTCGGCTCCGGCGCGCTCGACCTCGACATTAACGAGCTGACGCTGGAGGCGACGGTCTCCCCGGGCGACCTCTTCGCCTTCGTGGATGTCTCGGTCGGCACCGCTCCCGCCGACCAGCGGAAGACGACGCTCACCGACATCCTCGCGGGGCTCGAAGCGATCGGGATCGACGCCGATACGCTCGACGGCCTAGACTCGACTGCGTTTCAGCCGATAGACGCCGGGTTGACGGCCCTCTCCTCGCTCGGCGCGGGGATCGCCGTGAGCGACGGCGCGGACGGTTGGACACCGCGGACGCTCGTCGCACCCGCTGCGGGCATCACGATTGCAAACGCGAGCGGCGTTGTCGGCAATCCGACCTTCGCGCTCGCGAACGACCTCGCCGCTCTCGAAGGACTCGGCAGTACAGGGATCGCGGTCCGCTCGGCCGCCGACACATGGGTGCAGCGGAGCATCGCCGTCACCGACACGGCAAGCGTGGACTTCACGCTCACGAACGCGGACGGCGTCTCCGGTAACCCAACCATCACCGCGACCGTCCTCCCGGCCGGCGTCGATCACGGCGGGCTTGGTGGACTCGGCGACGACGATCATACGCAGTATCTCCTGCTCGCTGGACGGGCAGGCAGCCAGGTTGCGAAGGGCGGCACCGCAGCCTCGGAAACTCTCGATCTCTGGGGCACCGCCCATGCGACGTTCGGCCCGGTACGAGTTCAACCTCAGTTAACTACCACCGGCTCGGCCACAGTAAAGGCTATGACCTTCCCGGCGGCAATCACGCTCGACGACATTTCCGGGAACTTCAAGGCAATAAAGATCGGTGACGGTTCGACGTGGACACTCGGAGCGGCGCTCCTTGCCGGGGGCCTTGGTGCTGTAACATACGATCCACTCATCACGAACCCGAACGGCTCGGCGATTACAATCGGCGGATCGCACTTCCTCCTAGAGAACGCGCCTTCGGTTCGCGCAGACGGTGCGGCGGTGGCCGGAGTGAGCATCTTCGCGGTCCGCTCGGTTCCCACCTATTCGGTCATCAATGCCGGCACGCTCACCATCGCAAACGACGTGGTGGTGCAGTCACTTCCAAATATCGGCGCTAGCGTCACCGTCACGAATCGCAAGGGAGTAGACTTCCCGAACAAGACCGGGACGGGGACACAGACGAATGCGATTGGCGTGGACGCAGCCGATCAAACGATTGGCACCTTGGCGGCGGCGATACGATCAGCAATCGCGTCTGGTACCGGGAAATGGTGCGTCCTCTCGACGGGCACCGCGGACAGCTCCTTTGCGGGGCGCATCTTCGTTGGCGGGGCCGCCAGCACGGTCCCGAGCACCGACCTCGACGTGGACGGCGACTTCGCAACCCGTCAGGCGGGGATCACGCTCGCAAACGGCGCGAACAATGACATCGCGATCGGCGCCCGCTCCTACGTACGAATCACCGGCCCTACGGCGGCGTTTAACATCACCTCGATCGCTAATCCATTCGACGGCAAGCGTATCATCCTCCATAACGCCGTCGCACAGAACATGACCCTCACCCAGGCGGCGGCGACGGGCACCGCGGCGAACCGCATCCTCGCGACCGAGGCGGTCGACCCGGTCACGGTTGGTCTCGGCATCGCCGAGCTGGTCTATAGCGCCGCGGATTCTCGTTGGGTGATCGTGAGTATTCGGGGGTAAGAAATGCGACTGGTCCCAGGGAGAGTGTGGGCGGTGTTGACCATCATCCAAGAAGCTCGTGGGGAAATTCACGAGGGGAGGGTGGCAGTGGCGGAGGTCATCCGGAACCGGATGGCGCTCAAGTATGCGTCAGATGGGACGGCGGAGGGGACGGTGCTCCGGCCGTATCAGTTCAGTGGGTGGAATACCAAGGACCCGAACCGGATTGCGTGCGCGAAGGTGGATGCCATGGACCCTGTGGTGGTGGATTGCGGGAAGGCTTGGGAAGAGTCCGCGACCTCGAATCTGACCAAAGGGGCGGTCCTGTATCTGAACCCAGCGGTTGTGAGCCCCCTGCCCGACTGGGCGAAGCAAGAGAACCGGACCACGGTCATTGGAAACCACCACTTCTATCGTGCATAGGCATCTGCTAGGCTGCATGCGTTGAAAGGAGTTCCCTCATGTGGGCAAGTCTGTTGGCGCAGTTGATTCCGGCTCTTGTGATGGTTGTAGCCCCCTCGGTGGTTGAGGGGGTGAAAAAGATCGCCCCTAATATCCCGAAGGTGCTGCTTCCTGTGCTGTCGGTGGCTTTGGGTGCCGTCAGTAGCGTTGTGGGTGACTACTCCGTGGCGGTTGGTGGGGCTCTCGGCGCCGCAGGTATCGGTGTGCGGGAGATCGTCGATCAGGTAGGCAAGCTGTTCTCTGACGAGTAGCGCCATTGCCCGGCATTCGCATCAAGACCGAAGGGCAGGTGGAAAACTTGCTCATCCCTGATCTGCCCTATGCGCGTCGCATCGAGTTTGCGGAGGCGGTGGCCTTCAAGCTGTCGTTTGCCTCTGGTGTTGCCTATCAGTCGCTGGGGCTGGCACAGCTCTCGACGATTCAGGCGCTGATCTTGATTCCTGACAAGGACATCACGATCCGATTGGCGAACCAATCCGATGCGGGTGCTGCCCTGAAGGCGGACGGCATGTTCGCAATGTTCGATTGCAACATCTCCAACGCTGCGGACGCGGGTGTCAAGATTCTCTACAATGCCGGTGGCAGCGTAACGATCTCGGTACTCGCCGCAGGGTCGTAAGATGCCCTCCGATCGGTGGGAGGGTCACAACGTCCCGATCCGGTTCCGGTACACGCATGACTGGACCTGGTCCGAGTCCCCCCAGGTCATTACCTACGGTTCGGCCTGGTTCGGAGCGGTCCCAGCGTCCTGGAACACGACGACCCAGAAATACATCTCGATCTTCGAGAATGACTTTGTGGCCGAGTCGGGCGCAACGCCCGGCGTGGTCACCTTTCTCGCTCCCGCACCGTTTCGGTTAACCTCTCTGGCGATTCAGTTAGACGCCAATGCGGCGGTGTCGACTCAGTTTGCGCTGAACGTGAACGGTGTAACGGTGACCGATTCGACCGTTACGCTTGCGATCGGCGTTAACAAGAATACCTCAGCAGCGTTTGTGTTTACATGCGTTGCGGGGGATACGGTCTGCTTGGAAGCGCTTGCGGGGAATGGGCAGGCGATTCGCGCCTTCTCGGTTGCGTACGAGGTAGACCAATCAGTCGATGTCGCCCCCAGCTACATCCGCCTGGGGGCGTTTGGCGTTGCGGCGTCTCCGTATACCTCAGTCATGTTTCTTGATGACGATGTGTTTACGAACGCCCCTAATACGTACTTTTTCCGGCACCTGCGGTTCCAGACCCTGGCCATGCGGCGCGCGGTGGCGTTCGGTGTCGGGCAGGGGCATGCAGTGCAAACCGGGCAGCCGCTGACAGCGGCAACGCGCACTTCAATTGGCAACACCGTCTCCTACAGCGCTGGCCAAGATACCGTTTCGGCCGATCTGGATGCGGATTGCCCGATCGACGGGGTTGCCTTCGGCGATGGGTATATCTTCGAGCGGACGCAAACTGGGTCGCCGACTGGGACCTCGTTTGCGGCGTTTTCGTACCGCGATGAGGAAGCCCCATTCATCGCTGGATCGCTCCAGATATTTGGGCATGCAACGCTCAACCAAGCGATTGCCGGTACTGAACGCTATTTTGCCATCAACTACACCACGAGCAGTGGAACGCTCGCGGCTCGGGAGCGCATTGTCCCCACGGATGGACGCCTGAAGCGGTTCCGCATCCGGGCCTTTGTAGACCTTGGAAGCACCTACGAAGTCCGTATTCGCGTCAATGGGGTCCTCCAGGGAACCATCCCCCTCGCGGGGACAGGGGGGCAAAATCTCTACAGCGATGACGTCACTGTCGTCGAGGTCGTTCGCACCGATTTGGTGACCTTCGGCGTGATTTCGACTGTGGGGCCAGGAGCGGGAATCATCATCCAGGGCTCGATGACCTTCGAGAGCCCATAGACGCCTCCATACTGAATGAGGTAGAAGGCCGTATGCGCTACGTCGAACGCCATCCAGTCTCCAATATCCCGAAGATCGAGCGCTCGCAGGATCGGGATGCGCGCCTGGAGAGCTATTTGTCGATGGAGATTGAAGATGCACTGACCGCCAGGCGCCCGATCGAGCGCATGATCAACGAGGCGCGTCGTCAGTACGCAGGCGTGCCCAAACGCCCCATGCGCGAGGTGCCGATTCCGAACGCCCCGAACATCGAAATCCCGATCGGGGCGATTCTGGCCGACGACATCTTCGCGCAGGCAACCGACACGCTGTTTACCGCGTCTCCGCTCCTGATTGTGCGCCCGAATCAGGAGTTCTGGGTGGAGCATGCCAAAGTGGCGCAGGATTGGGTCAACTGGCTGTCTTCTAACGAGATCGACCTCCGCCCCGCGGTGAATGCGGCACTTTCCGACGATACGCAGCTCGGCACGGGGGTCTACTACATCCCGTTTGTCGAGCAGACCAAGAAAGACCGTGTCTACAAGGTCACGTACCGCTCTCCAAAGGTATACGCAATCTCTTTGGAAGACTGGATAACTCCCCCGGGCTCGCGAGGGGATGTGCAGCGGGATCGCTGGACGGCCATTCGCTTTTGGTACTCCAAGGGGGAGCTGGAGGAGCGGGCACGCCATCGCGGCTGGGATATCTCCCAGGCGCAGCCCGTGGCGCAGTTCGATCTGGTGCGTCTCCAGCATGAGCGGAAGGCCAACCTCCGCGGACAGCAGCTTTGGCGCGAAGTCTACGAGGTGTGTGAGGTCTACGCCTATTTCGATTACGACGAAGACGGCATGGAGGAAGACCTTTTGGTCACATGGGACCGTGCCTCTCGGCGGGTCCTGGATGTCACCTTCAACCCCTACGACCTTCGCCCGATCGAGGTCATGCGCTATCAGCTGCGCGCGCATCTCCCGTACGGCCTCGGCATCCTGGAGATGGTGCAGCCGTTCCAGGAAGAGATAACCGAGCTGCATATGCACACGCTCCTCAACATCTTCCTGGCGAACGCCAGGGTGTGGGCGTGTCGGGCGGGGACCGTCCCGGACAACGTGGAGATCGTGCCGGGGAAGTTTCTCAACGTGAACACCGACGACATCCGGAACTCGATTGTCGAGCTGAAGATGTCCGAGGTGTACCCGTCCGCCTTCAATGCGCAGACCATGAGCATCCAGCTTGCGGAGCGGCGCATTGGCACGAGCGGAGCGGCGGGGATGCTTGCGAAAGGGGGGTCTCGGACACCGGGGGTGACCGCCCTCAGCCTCTTACAACAGATTAACCGCCGCTTCGCCCCCGCATTCGACGACATGCGCGAGAAGACCGCTGCGGCCGTCCGGCAGGCGATCTATCGCTATCGCGAGCGCCTGTTGATCGGAGATCAGAAGATTCGCCAGCACATCGAGAACGTTGTGGGTGCCGAAGGCGCTGAACTCCTCGACGAACTCCTGACCTCAGACGATTTTGACAAGGCGGTCAGTGTCGAATTCACGGCAGCGTCTGCCAGCATCAATCGCGAGGCGGATCGGCAGAATGCCGTCATGCTGACCCAGCTGCTCGGCCAGTATTACCCGCAGATCGTCGGGTTAGCGATGCAGGCGGCGCAGGGACAGGTGCCGCCGGAAGTCCGGAGCCTTCTGGTCGATGCGGCCAAGAAGGGGACGGAACTCATGGAGCGCACTCTCCGCACCTTCGATCAGGTGCGCGATCCCAAGGCGTTCTTGATGGACCCCGACAAGATCGAGAGCGCCGTAGAAGCCAGCGCCGCCCAGGCGGAGCAGCAAGCACTCATGCAGCAAGTGATCCAGGGACTCGCTATGCAGCAACAGCAGCCGCAGCTTGGTGCTCCCATGGGGCCAGAAGATCAGGCGGCACAGGAGCCGGATGTTGGCGCTGCGCAGGCTGAAGGAGAGATGGCGGGCGGTGCGCCGGCCGCTGGTCCGTTGAATGGAGGCGGTCTCGCTTGACAATCCGCAAATGGCTGGCATTAGTGCTCCGTACAGATGGTGCCTTAGCAGACTTGAAGGCCCATCTCAGCGAAATGATCCGAGAAGAAGACAGCCTCTCGAAAGCGTCTGACGCCGAGAAGCTCCACTATCAGCGAGGAAAGGTTGATGCCCTCAAGGGGCTCCTTTTTCTCGTCACCAGCCAGGAGAAATGAAAATGCCGAGACTGTTTGCGCCCAAGAAGGCTGCGGAGCCAGTCGTTGCCGGACCGCCTACCCCCGAGCCTGTCACCAAGGATGATCTGAAGACCCTTCTTGAGGGGGCGCTGGGTGGTGTTGCGGGGCAGCTTGCTGCCTCGATCGGGGAGATGAAGGCCGGGATCGAGCAGCTGGCCTCTCGTCCCGTGCAGCCGCAGGTGTACTTCCAGCCTGGGCAAACCCCGGTACCGCAGGGCATCTCGGACGCGGACATCGACCAGGCGGTCCTCACGGGACAGGGCGCGGCGCAGCACATCCGCGCGCTGATCGACCGTGAGGTCAACGCCGCTGCGGATCGACTGATTCAGCAGCGCATTGCCCCCCTGGAGACCTTTGGGGTCAGCACGCTCGGCGAGATCAGTAAGAAAGTGGCCATGCAGGGTGGGGGCATGCCCTACTACACGCGGTATCAGAAGGAGATCGACGAGAAGCTGAACCAGCTTGCTCCCGAGCTTCGCGCGAACCCCGCCGCCATCGATATGGTCTACAAGGCCGTCCTTGGTGAGCATACCGACGAGTTGATCAAGTCCGCCGCGGAAGAGGCCATCCGGAAGGCTCAGGAGCCCATTCCCACAGGTCGTGGCACCACGCCGGGTACTGGATCAGCAGCGCCGCGCGACGGGGAAGACGAAATCCCCTCGATCGAGGAGCTGGGTGGGCGGCCGGGACTCGAAGCGCTCCAGCATAAAGGTGACGGCAAGCAGGATCAGGATACCTTCGCGCGCTCGCTCGGCTACGAGAATTGGAGCGCGTACATCAAGCAGTACAACTCACTTCTGAAGGAAGTGGGTTAATCTATAGCACTTGCGCCCTCTGGCGCACCTACGATAGGGAGAAACTCGCATGAAGCAGGATGCCCCGAAGACGTTTACGACCGACGATACCGCATCTGCTAAGGAAGTAGCCGAGGACAAGGCCGCAGCAGAAGGCACCCTGAAGGCAGCCGGCGATGCCCGTCGTGATGACCTCGCGCGCAAGGCGGAAGAGATGATTGCGCAGGCGGAGGCGATCCTCCGCGAGATCAACGTTGAGTCCGCTGATCCCAGCATGCTCCAGATCGAGAACGAGGTGCGGGCGGCGCTGAACGAACTCAACGAGGTCTACGTCTCGAATGCGAAGTTCGAGGAGTTCGCCTATTGCTGGATTTTCCGCGACCCGCACAACGAGTTTGGCGGGCGTCAGGTGCGCGCGATGCAAGCGCTTGGCTACGAAGTCGTCCAGGGCGAAATGCGGGAGGCCATTGAACACCGCTTCGTCGATGGGACGCGCGTGGTCTCCGACTGTCTCTTGATGCGGATCAAGATTGAGCGGAAGAAGCTTCTCGACAAGCGGGATTGGTTGCTCCGCCAGGCGCAGCAAGCGGGCATCACCTCTCGCATTCATGATCTCGCAGAGCGTGCCGGAACGCGCGTATTCGACAAGCTGCCTGATTTCGTCGCGGACGCGATGGAGAGCGAGGCGGATCGTCGAAGAACGCAAGTGCGGCAGCGTGCCCTACAGGACTTCCATCGGATGAACCGACAGGGCAACATGGATCGCATGCTGAAGACCGGAAGCATTCCGGGCATTCCCGTGCCGGGCGCGGGTCGGGGATAAACGCCAAGCGGTAAGGCAAGGAGAGCGACATGGCCATCAAACATCACAGGATCAAGCCGTACACTCACGCAAATTCGTCCTACTCGGACCAGATTTACGTCTCTGCCGCTGCGGTGGCAGAAGGCGACGTGCTGGTCTTCAACGCCAACGGCAAGGTGCAGGAAGCGACCGATGTTGATGCGGGTCCTTTGCTCGCGACGGCGCTGATCCTGGGCGTGGCGCTCAATAGCGCTTCGGGAGCGAATGAGGATGTCTTAGTGGCCTTGGCGTACCCGGGTCGCCGGTTCGTTGGTTCGTTGACCGACATTGCTGCCGCCGCGGATTCCGATGCGGGTGCCAAAGCGCTCGCGTTGGCCGACCTTGGCGACATCTTCGAGCTTCATGACGATGCGACCACCAACATCTGGGTACTGGGTGCCGCGCAGGCTGCTCCGACCACGAATGCCGGTGGGCGCGTGCTCCAGCTGGTGGATCGCATTGGCGCGACCACGAACGATGCGATTACGTTTGGCTCGACGGGGGGCGGCCCCGGTGTAGCCATGACCGTCAGTGGCAAGACCACGGCGCTGGGCGATCCAGCGGGCAGCAATAGCGGGAAGGCACTTGTCAGCTTCGTCTTCCCTGCCAACACGACCGTCTTCGGCGCGTAAGGAGTCTCTATGGCAATCGGACGCGGAGCATTTGCTGCCCTTCTCAAGCCTGACCTGTTCCGGGTCTACGTTGAGACGGGTAAGGAACGGCCTCTTGAGTACACGCTGTTTTTCAACGTGGACGATATGCCGTGGAACCCCGTCAAGGACCAGCAGATTGCTGGTCTGGGCACGCTGCTCAGCATGCCGGAAGGCGAGAACTTCCCGCTCGATGAGCCGCGTCTCGGGGGCACCAAGGAGTACGAGGCTGCGCCTTTCGGGCTCGGCGTCGAGATCACCTGGCCGATGTGGCGAGACGATCAGTACGGCATTATGCGCGAGCTGGTTGCTGAACTGGCCCGCTCCTCACGGAACCGCCAGGAGGTCGATGCCTGGTCGGTCCTGAATAACGCTTTCGACAACGCCTTCCCCGGCTTTGACGGGGTCTCGCTGGCGAATACCGCGCACCCGCTGATCGGGGGCGGCACCGCCGCCAACCGACCGACGCCCGATGTCGGCTTCAGCTCCCTGGCGATCCAGAACGCGCTCATCCGCTTCGAGAACATGCCGAACGAGCGTGGCCTCCCTCGCCTGCTGGCCCCGAACATGGTTCTCATCGCTCCGGAAAACAAGTTCCTGGCGCGGCAGATTCTGGGGACCTCCAAGCAGCCGTTCACGGCGCAGAACGAGATCAACCCGCTGATCCAGGATGATCTCAGCTGGATGGTCTGCCACTACTTCACGAACAGCGCGCAATGGTTCCTGACCTCGCGCGGCAACCATGACCTCCAGTTCCTCTTCCGCGATCGGCCCATCTTCGATGGCTTCGATGCTCCGTGGAACAAGAACGCGATCTTCACGGTCTATCAGCGCCACACCAAGGGCTTCGGCTCGTGGCGCGGGATCGATGGCTCCAGGCCATAAGGAGCGAGCATGTTGGATTCCAGCTATCCGCTGAATTCGATCCCTATCGATCCCTCTATCGGGCGACCGCTGATCGTTGGGGAGTTTCTTGGGACGGTAGGATTCTCGACCATCCAGTCCGCGCTCAACGCGGCTGGCCCTGGCTCCACGATCTTCGTGCAGCCCGGGACGTACGATGAGAGTCTGACAGTCACCACGGACTACATCACGCTGGTGGGTGGAGTGGAGGGTGGCTACGGGCGACCTGACGTTGTGGGGTCGGCATCCCCACCGTTGACCGTCACCGCGCAGGGTTTCGTCTGCAAGAAGATGCGCTTTGCGGCGACCACGGACGATGCGGTGGTGCAGGAAGGCAATGGCTTCAAGTACGAAGATTGTGTCTTCGATGGTGACCTGACCGCGGCGAAGGCTGGTCTCCGCCTCAAGGGCAATGATGACGATGATAGCTTCACGGCGAGTGAAGGGGTCGTTGTCAACTGCATGATTCGCGGCAACGCGCTTGGGATCGTCTTTGATACCGGTGCAGCGCCAGCGAACGGGGTGGGTTGTACGCATGACGTGGTGAAAGACTGCCGGTTCATCGACAACACCAAGGACATCACGACTGCGGACACTGGACTGGGGACCTACTCGGTGCAGGATACGCTGATCACCGGGTGTCAGTTTCTCGACAAGAACAAGACCAACTACATCGATCTCACGACCGCGAATGGTGGGGCAGCCAGCGATCAGACGGGCATGATTTCCAATTGCTATTTTGCAACCGACTCGATTACCACGACCAACGTGGCAATGGTGGGCACGGGGTTCACCCTCGTGGGTTGCTTCGATACGGTCGGGGTGCAGGATGGCAGTGGACTCGACTAGCCTCACGGTGGAACAGCTCCTCCAGGAGCGCGAGCGCCTGATGGCGCAGGCGAGCGCGATCAACGGCGCGCTCCAGTTTTGTGACTATCTCATCCGCCTGAAGACTGAGGCGTCAGATGTTCGTGCAACGAACGTCGCAGCCTCGGTCGCCTCTCAGAAAGAGCAGGGCAATGGAAACGAACGATCCCGTCCAGTTGGCGATGCAGATTCGGCAGGGGCGCTTACGCCTCGCCGAGCTTCCCGAAGCGTTACGGCCGCTCGTGCAGGCAGTCCTGACGCGCCTAACGGACGGGCAGGCGCAGACCCTCGCTTGCAGAGCTGAGCAGCGGCGCCCCTACCGCATCCGGTCTGCGTTCCAGCGGGCCGTCAGTTGAGGTAGGCTTCTGCCATGCGTTCCCTGGAAGAGAAGCGGGAATGGGCTCAGCAATGGCGCGAGGCTCATCGAGCAATACAGCGTGCTCGCTGTAAGGCTTCCCGCGAAAAGCGTCTAGAGTATTACCGCGCCAAGGCACGCGAGTACTACCACGCCCATAAAGACCCAGTTCGCAAACGACACTTCTGGAAGAAGTTTGCCGTTTCACGGCGAGCGTTTGTGGATTGGGTCAAGAGTTCTCCTTGTATGGATTGTGGAGGGCTGTTTCCTCCTGAGTGTATGGATTTCGACCACCGTGATCCTTCTACGAAGACAAGGAATCCCAGCGCCCTTGCTGGCCTCGCTCGTCTCCAGGAAGAGATGACGAAGTGCGATCTCGTATGCTCAAACTGTCATCGTATTCGCACCAAGCGCGGAAGAAGGGTGGTTCAGTAAAATGCCCTTGTCTGTCGATGACGTGGCGCGATCGGCATTGGCAGCAGTCGGCTCCAATGCGGGTCTTCTGTTAGCAATCAGATGGGCATCGGATCGTTTCCGCCAGTTGAGCAACCGGGGGAAACTCCGGGCGCTCCGGAAGGTAGATCAGCTGGTGATCCCTGCGGCCATCGAGGCAGGGCTCGCTACCGTCACCCGTGACAGCGAACTGGTGACCGGGGACGCCACGGCTCAGGCGGCGTGGAACAGCGACCAGGTGGGCTGGTATTTCCGTGCGTCGCGGAACTGGTATCGGGTAGCCGGCGTCGAGCCGGACGGCTCGGGAGGCACGCGGCTTCGGCTGCATACGCAGTACACGGAGCCGACCGTCACCAAGAGCTACAAGCTGATCATGCGGCACATCCGCCTCCCTGGGGATGTCCATATGCTCGGGCGCTTCGTGCATCAGCGCCTCTGGCGCCCAATCACGCACATCTCCCTCAACGAGCTGGACATGATGCACCCGGAACGGCTGTTCGTGACGGGCAGCGGTCCGGAGCTGTGGGCCGAGGTGGGAGACGATGAAGACGGGACGCGGCTGATCGAGTTCTATCCGTATTCCACGCTGACCGATTCGGTGCTGTTCTACTACTTCGCTCGCTCTCCCGAGCTGAAGCCGGGAGACCCGCTCCCGGATGACCTCACCACGGAGGCGCTGAAGGCGGGTATCCTGGTGGACATCTACCGCTTCGAGATGGCCAGGTCGCTTCGGGACAACAAGATCGAAGCCGCAGCGGTCTGGCGGAACGAGCTACGCGCGCAAGAGACCACGTGGGAAGACCGGATGGAGGAACTCCACCGGATCGATCGGAGCGCCGACGACATCTCGGTCATTCTCCACACCATGGGACCGCCCGTGCAGGGGGACCAAACTTGGATTAGAACCGCACGAGCAGATGCTTGGTCGAGGTTAACCAATTGGCCCTAGGAGAGGAAATGCTGATCACCCTACGACATGTGGAATGGCTCGCCGGTCTTTTGGAGGGGGAAGGCTATTTCGCATCAACTGGCACAGGGCGTCGATATGCCGCTATCTGTTTGCAAATGACGGATCGAGACGTTGTCGAACGTGCAGCAGGGTTGTTGGGTAGCAGGGTTACGTTCCAACTCAAGCGTCCTGGGCAGACAAAACACGTGTGGCGAACTACGGCAGGCGGGCATCGCGCCATTGGCTGGATGATGACGTTATATCCACTCATGGGCGAAAGGCGTAAGGCACAGATTCGGCTTGTTCTCGCAATGTGGCGTTCCTGGCCCGCACGTCGCACCAAGCGTTGTGGCGCCGACAAGGGACCAATTCACCGCCACGATTCAAAGAGAAGCGGGTTGCCCCCAATTCCTAACTATTACAAAGACTGCAAAGGCTGTCGTTCGTTCAATGAACGGCCGACTGTACATTAATTGGGCACGCTGGCCGGCAATGCGCTCATCGACGAACTTTCTCGCCGACTGCGTGATCTTACTTCTACTGGCTATCCTCGTGCGGATATTCTTGACATCGTCAATCGCACCCAGCGAGCTATTAACGCGCGACTGGGGCTTGTTCACACATCGACCGCCTTCTCTACAGGAGAAACACCGCTCTACTCCGTAGACGCGATTGCCACCAACATCGTCCGCGTGGTGGATGTCCGCGACGATGACCGTCCGCTCCAGCGTGTTCCCTGGCCGCAGCTGGTCCATCAGGACCCCAAGTGGATACGACTCCGGGGCACCCCAGAAGTCTGGTCCCCGATCGGGCGGACGATGATTGCGGTGATCCCCACACCGTACATCACGCGGAGCCTCACCGCCGTCTCGATCAAGATGACCTCGAATCTGGCGGATGCGGGCGCTCCACTGCTCGACATCCCCGACGACTTCAAGCCGATTCTGCTCGATCTGGCGGAAGCGGTGCTTCTGGTCCGCGCTCGGGAGTTCAAAATGATCGAGGCCGCGCTCACGCGCGTTCTGCCTGCGCTCGGGATGAGCGTGGACATGCAGAACCAGCGGCGTGGTGGCGATAAGGCGCACGGCTGATGGCAAACGCCGCAGTCACCACCCTCATCAATCGCGTCGTGGGGAACTCGATCTCCACGCTGATCGATTCGACCGCTACGGACAACTACCAGCACGATGTCATCTACGAGATCGCCCGTGGGGCATTCCCGGGGTTCCTGGCCCAAACGGATGCCACGTTCATCGCGCTCACCCGCGGCACGGTGGAGTACAGCTTTCCGACCGGGTTTCGCCTGCCGCTGATGATCGTGTTCGATGATACCCAGCTGGCGCATGCGCGCTTCGATGAGGCGCTCAACTTCTCCCAGGACTGGAGGAATACGGCGACGAAGCCGATTGCCTACATCCAGGACCCCGTGGACCGGGACAAGTTCCAGTTAATCCCGCCATCCAACTACGCGAGCGCAGGCGTTGCGGGAACGCCGTTGGCACCCCCGACCCCGTGGCCCACGGAGGCGCTCGCCTTCATCGGAACCGAGTCGAATACAGGGTGGGCGGAAAGCTGCCTCGTGGATACGCACCTCGCACTCGCCTTCGAGGTCATCGCGCGGGAGTTCTCGCGGGACAGCGACCACAAGGACTCCGATCTGGCCACGCTCGCCAAGACATTTGCGGGGGTCTTCTGGCAGATGTCGTTTGCGGAGGGAATGGATGTCTAACCTCCACAAGCGTCCCCCGGTGGGGGAGAGGCGGGTGCGGCAGTTCCGCGTGAACCCTCCCGATCCCAACAAGGCGGACTCCCAGGTCAAGTTCACCGCGAAGCTGAACCAGCAGTTCTCGCTGATCTCCGATGAACTCACCAGGCTGCCCAAGTTCCCCAAGGGCTATTCGATCGACGACTATGCTCGGAAAGATGAGGTCGAGGAGATCATTGATCGGCTCGATGAACAGGCGTTCGATCTGGTCTCCAGCGAGGGAGACGAAGAGGTCGACGTAGGCGCCGGCCGGCGTGCGGCGCAGGCCCGTAGCTCTCGGCGGCGGCATCGTGCCGCCCAGGCCGCCGAGGCGGCCGCCACTGCGGCGCTGGAGTCTGCGCGGCCGCTGGTCGCCCCACCCGAGATCGAAGACGTCAGCAACATTGGCACCGCCAATACGCCTCCGAGATTCTCATACGAGGACCACACCCACAGCGGCGTGAATCTCGGCGATGCCCAGACGATCACCGGGCTCAAGACCTTCGATCGCGACCCGGCAGCGCCATTCGCCGTCACAAGCGGGAGCGCGAAGGTTAACAACCTCCGCGGGGAGATGGTCACCCGCAAGAACAGCGGGGGTGCGGACTTCGTCCGTGGGCGGATCAACTTCATCGAGGGAACCGACATCACGATCTCGATGTCCGACGATGCGGGCAACGATGAGATCGACCTGACGATCAACAGCACGCCGGGGACCGCCACGCAGCTCCGGGCGTTTCCGATCCTCATTGGCACACCAATGCCCATGGCGCAGGGGACGGCACGGCGACCGAACCGCGGCACCTACGGCACGGCATCGGACGTTCCGGTTATAACCGTAGACGCGAACGGCAGAGTTACGGCTTTAACCACAACGCCGCTTGGCAGCGGCACCGAGATGGACCCGACGTTCAAGAAGCATATGCTGTTCATGGGGGGATAATGGCGCGCTATCGAGATAGACGAGCATACAATCGCGAATGGTATGCCAAGAACCTGGAACGCGAACGCGAGAAACGGCGACGACGTATTAAAGAACGGCGTGCGGCGGGTTCCAATTGGCCGAGCGACTCTCCGGCATACCGGCGGCGGATCGTGTTGCAAAGCCGATATCAATTGACTCCAGAAAGATTTGAAGCATTGATCACAATGCAGGGTCATGCCTGCGCTATGCAGGACTGTCGGTCCGCCACCCCTGGAGGTCATGGCCAATGGCATATTGATCATGATCATGTCAGTGGACAGGTACGTGGGTTGTTGTGTTCACGATGTAATCTGATGTTGGGCCATTACGAAAAGGGGCAGCGTCGGTGGACTGCGTTTGAGGATTATCTTAACAAGTACCAACGGAAGGTAGCATAAAATGGCGGAGAGCTTAAAAGTCCTGGGACAAACGAACCCAAGCGCCGCGTCGCTCACCGATTCCTATACCGTTCCGGGCGCAACCAGCGCGGTCGTGAGTTCGATCACGGTGGCGAATCGCTCCGCGACACCGACGAGCTTTCGTGTCAGCATTGCGGTGGCGGGTGCAGCGAACAGTAACGAACAGTATCTGTTTTTCGATGTCCCGATCGCTGGAAACGACACCTTTACGGCGACCTTAGGGATCGGTCTCGCCACCACCGACGTGGTGCGTGTCTACGCGACGCTGGCAACATTGTCGTTCAACATCTTTGGAATCGAAGTGACGTAAGCCGTGAGTCAGTACACCGCATCAAGCGTCTCAGCACGCTCCCCGTTCCGGTATCTCCGGCACCTCTTGCTGCCGGGTCCGAGGGGTGCGCGTGGAGCAACGGGGGCTGCGGGTGCCAATGGGACCAATGGGACAAACGGCACCAATGGGACTAACGGGACAAATGGTGCGGATGGCTTCGTGGATGGCACGAAGCGCTTTCACAAGGTCCAAGTCAAAGGCACGGGGCTCACTACACGAGACGCCTTCGGTACTGACGGCACGGTGCTGGGCGCTGCAACGGCGTTCTCGGACAGCACCGGACAGTACATCAATTACGCCACCACGACGACCTCGGGCACGCAGGGTGGCCTCTTTACCTCGACCATCCAGACGACCCAGTTTCTCCCCGATGCCTACCTCGTCATGAAGACCGGCGCCGTCGCGGCCGATATCACCGGCGTCCGCATCATCTTCGGATGGTCGTCGACCTTCACCTTCGACACGTCCGACAACCCCGCGAGTACGCATCTCGCCGCTTTCCGCTTCTCAACCGGCGCGGGCGACACCACGTGGCGCGCGCTCACGAAGGACGGGACCACGCTCAACAACCAAGACAGCGGTGTCACCGTGGCGGCCGATACCAAGTACATCCTGCGCATCAAGGTGGTTACCACGTCGTCCATCGAGTTCTACATCAATGGCACGCTGGTTGCGACCTCATCGAGCAACCTTCCAACATCCACAACGACGCTGAACCTCTATATGGGTGTTGCGACCAACACGACCGCGGGGACCGCTCGCGCACTGCGTTTTAATAGCTTTCAGGCGGTGAGTACCTGATGCGAATCAAGTACCGAGATTTCACGGGTGGGCTCCACCTGTCCGCAAACCCGGACATCCAGGGGAGGAATTCGCTCACCCGTGCGCAGAACATTGCGGCGCCGATCGCAGGACGGCTCCGCTGCGCTTCGCCTGCGGATGTGCTCGCCGATAGCCCGGGGATCACCGTGGACGGGATTTTCGTCCTCAATGGTTTCTACCACATCGAGGGCACCACGGGCGGCGTACATCAGTGGCGCCGGCAGACCACCGCGGGCAGCGCGGGGTACACGACCTACACGCTCCCCCCGGCCGTTGGTGGTGGTGCGGCGTACGACCCTGCCGATGGGACCGGCGGGCAACAGCCCGCCGTAGTCCTACCGGTTAGCAGCAAGTCCACTGTCATCTACGCTCCCCCGACCGATGGGAAGCGTGAAGCCGTCTTCGCGCTCGATCGGCGCTCAAGCGCCCCGGGTCAGGCGATCAAGTTCTACTTCGAGGGGGACCCTGCCTCAGCGACCCCCGTGGTGCAGCGTTGGGGCATCTTGGCTCCTACCAAAGCGAACGTCACCGGGATCACTCTGGCGCTGGCGGCGCAGGGGCGGAAGTACATCAACACCCAGAACACGGACCCGATCGAAGCGAACCCGAACGCTGGGGCGGAAGTCTGGGTGGTGTCGTCTGGTGACGAGGATGGGCTGGCGACCTTCAGCTCGACGGGGATGCCATCATTCCAGAGCCCCCCCGCGATCAACGATGGCGGTGTGGAGTTTCTCCCCGCGGGCGGACAGTCGATGAAGGTGCGCGCCGAAAAGAACGACGTGGTGCATTCCACGCTCGACTACTCTAGCGCGATTGACCTCACCACGTTCACGGGCGGTACGCTTCCCGCGGATGGCGTGACCACCAGCGTGGATGCAGACTTCATCTCCTTCTTTGTCCGCGTCCGCCGTCCGAAGCATCTGGAGAACGTGGAGGTCACCTTCTCGACGGGAGATCAGCTCTACAACAACTCCTACACCAAGGAGCTGACCTTCCGCCTCGTGGGGCGGCGAAAGCGGCGTAAGCTGATTGGCACCGGAGACTTGATCCCTGCGGGTAAGAAGATGCTCGATTTCCTGAAGGATAACCGGAACCTCCTGGACGATCTGTCGCTCTCCAACGAACTTGGCTTCCAGCAGATTCCCGTGGCGAAGAATACGTGGGCGCGGATCACGATCCCCAAGAACACCTTTGACCAGAACGGCTCACCGAGCTGGGCGGATATCCGCTCTGTCCGCTTCACGGTGCATGCGAACTCCGAGGGGCGCACGGCAGTCTTCTTTGATCATCTCCGCATGCTGGGTGGCGTCGGAATGCAGGGGGATTACCAGTACACGCTGACCTACCGGAACTCTCGGACCGCCACGCGGTCGAATCCAAACATCGATCGGAAGGGCATCATTGCGACGGTCAACATTGCGAACGTGGAGCGGCAGGGCGTGGCCATCACGCTCCCGAGCTTGAACCTGGACCCCCAAACCGACCGCATCGAGGTCTGGCGGACCGTGGGGAACGGCGCCGAGTACTTCAAGATCGGCGAAGTGGAGATCGCAAGCCTGGGCGCCAACGGGCTCTTTACGCCCGGGGGTTCGTTCCGGGATCAGACCAGCGATTACATCGGGCTCCACACCGGGCACACCACGGAGTACACCCAAGTTTTCGGTGGGCATACCTGGCGGGGCAGCGCGGTCATGGAGACCGAGTCCCTCCCGATCGACAACGATTCCCCCAACGATCCCGCGTTCGCATTCCAGGATGCGGCAGGGGTCCACGTCGGGCGGATGTGGTGGACGCGGAACGTCAGTCAGCATGACACCAGCATCCTGCCCTTCCCGAACACCACTCAGGATGGACAGGGAAACGTCTACTACTCGCCCATTGGGCGCTATGAAGCGGTGCAGTCGTTCGTGGTGGCGACCTCCGGTCGCACCGATCCCGTGCAGAAGATCGTCATCTGGAATGACCGGCTGTTTGCCATCAGCAA